ACACCGAACGTTCCTTTAAGGTATTTAACCTCATCGTTGCGAAGGTATCTATACTGTTTTTCGAGCATTAAGGCACCCCCGGAATCGACAAACAAGCCGACCCGGGTCCACCGCAGTTTACCGCGATGGTACCGCTTAACTGGAGAACCAGCTTTGATACGCAGGGACACACCTACTAAATTACTGTAACGATCGCAATGTGTTTGATCATCACAGAAATCTAGTATTTCCGGCATGTATGTATATACAAAACGGATATCACCAGCCCGTCTATCGAAACGCGTACCCAGCCAATGGCACGCGCCCACTTTAAGGTGCGCAAGTTTGGTACTATCTTCGACCCAACAGTATGTGTCAAGTCTATCCCTATCCCTTTCAGGAATTGGGGCCTTGTACTCGTCCGGCACATGGCGTAGCAAGCACTCGTGCAAAGCTGCCCAGTCAGACGCATCATCTTGTCCTTCTAACTTATACAGGAGCACTTTATTTAGAGTAGAACATAATTCCGGGAAGTTTGTCACCCAAGTTATATCAAAACATCTAATATAACCGCGGTAATAAAAACCCCCACAGCTCTCCCTAAACTGGCGACTTACGAAGCTTTTTTCATGATTAACCTTGAAACCAAGTTTCTCGATTAACTGTATCACGTTAGTGGCAATGTCGTTTTTAACGATTATGTCATCACCGTACACAGAAGATTCATCATCACCGCAGGCTTTGCAGGCTGCTAGTAAGATGATCGTCATGAGGGGGAACGTAAACCCGTTACCTTGACACGAGATCTTATTCGTACGAATATAGACTCCATCAACCTCGGTGCATTTGCTCCGTATTGCTTCTAGGACACTAAAAACCCTTTCTGGAAACAGGAAGCGTACAAGTTCCACGCTCACGCGGTCACTTGCATCACTCAGGTCAATTGTAGCGACGTCGTCGTTTTTTATGCGACTACGGTGCTTATCTTGGCCAGTTCTGAGGTCGTTACCTATAGAAGCGAGGACTCTTTCGAGTCCTGCGCCTATTGCGTGTTGTAACATTGAGTTACCAAAAGGCTCAATGTTAATAGGCCTCCTTTTCTCATTGTTTTTTGGTACAGTAGTAATTCGTGCACCTAAAACAATTTCTACTAACGATTCTAGACATCTCTCGAAGGTTTGCGAGTCCTCCGGAATACCCATGGATTCAAG